TGTTTTGCATCTGCTGTACCTAATTTACCTTGGTTAAGAGCATCAATAACTTTTTGATTAGGTTCAGCACCTATCAAGTTACCTTGTTCATCATATTCTAATAATAGTTTTCCATCTGCTGAAACTAGCGGTCTTTCTTTATTGATCCTGTTGAAGATTGACTGTGTAGCAGTTTTGTCTCCACTTTCTATTGCTAGTGCATTTGCAGTTTCAAAGTCTCCACGTGCGTAAGCTTCTGCCATTGCCTTATTTCTTTCCAAGTTTTTAGCTGTAGTTTCTCTTAACGTTCTTTCGTCTCTTAAAGATTTAACATTTCCAGCAATATCTTCTCCTTTAAATGCACTACCTAGCGCCATTAATAAATCAGATAAACCACGTTGTTTTGAAGCATTTCTTGTAGCCATATATTTATCAAGCTCTTCTTGGTTCATTTTTGTATTTTGCAATTGTTCATTACCAATAATATTGTTTGGTTGCATACCACCCATTCTGGCCAGGAGATTTCCAAATTTATTCACGTTTGGAATATTAGTAGCTGGTGTGTAATTTTCTTTTTTAACTTCAAATTGCGGTGTTACTGGTTGCGTACTAAATTGACTAGGGTTCAACATAGATTGCATTTCCAAAACTTTAGGATCAACAATTAACGGATTTGCATTTCCAATTTTAGGTTTACTCATCTTAACGCACCATAATTAACTTTGAAGTAACCAGACTCGTCTCTAATAACTGCGTTTGGTATGTGCATTACTTCTTGAGCAAGTACACCAACAGTGTAGTCTTCTGGTATATCTAAATCTTTTGCTTTTTCATTCCATTTCCAAGAATAAATATTAATTCCATTAGATAGCTTAAATAAAAACTTAATAGATTTTTTAAGTCTAGAGTCTGAGAATAATGAAGCAACTTGTAATCCAGCGCCTAATACATCGCCAAATCCAGTTTTTTTCTGAGAAGTTCCTGTTGTACTAATTAAAGGAGATATACCGCTTAATCCTGATTGTAAGATGCCTAAGTTTCTTAGTCCTTGATTTTGCTGTCTATCAAATTCTCCTCTAAGAGCATCTAATTCTTGTTGCTCATATTGGTTTCTTAATAAACCTTGCTGACTTAACATATTTTGAGCGGTATTTTGTTGACCTAAAATAGTATTAAAAATACCTTGGTCTCTAGCCAACATTTGATTACCGATATTAGCGTTATTTAGTTCGCGCTGTGCGTCTAATTCTGCTTGTCGTAAATTCATCTGTTGGTCAAACAATTGGTTTTGCATACCCGCTTGTTGGTCAAGTAATGCGTTTTGTGTAAGAAAATCAACATTTGTGCCAATGTTAAATTTTTGTGTGTCTATAGCTCTAGCTATGTCATCACTAGCTAATTGTGTTGCTACATTAAATGCGTCTTCTCTTTTCTTATCTATAAAGTCTGCAACACTTTCGTTGTAATTTTTATTTGTTTCAGCTTCTAGTATAGCTCCCCTAGAACCGCCAAAAGCTCCCGCTCCTATTTGAGCATCTTGGTCTGACTGTAATTGTTGCATACGAGCTTTGTTTAAATCTCTAACGCCTTGGTCTATATTTATTTGTGTATATGGGTTCATGTAATTACCTAATACACCCATTATGTTTGCTGGTGTTACATTTCCAGCTAATTCTCTATTTAAAAAAGAACCTTGTCTGTCAGCAGTATCGCTAACATTAGTAGGATTAATTTCAAATCTTTGTCCGATAAGACCTTGCATACCAGCTACAGGATCATATTGACTTAAATTATTTGCTCTATTGATAGCTCCACTAAATGCCATGTTTTGAGCTTGATTTGGGTCTGCAACCATGTCTCCACGATAAGCGACAAAAGGTTTGCGAGACTCTGCTTCTGAACGAGCATAAACTTTTTTATAAAAATCTTCCTGATATTTTGGAACTCTAGCTTCTGATTTTTGTACTGTTTTTCCTTTACTCATGTTAAATCCTTGCTGATTAAATATTCGTTTTTCCACCCAAGGTGTTTTAATTTTTTAATCCACCCACGGCGACCACCACCAAATAATTTTGTTACTCCACAAAGTTTGCAGAAATCTTCTATAGTGCTGGTAATTTGGACTAATTCTTCAAAGTTTCCACCGCAAAATAATAGATTGCATATTTTTTTTGATGGAAATTCTTGGAACTCTGTAATCATTGCGGATTGTTTTCCCGTCCATAAAAGGAAAGTTCCGTTGCCTATTTTATACTCTACGTCAATAATTTCATAGAGTTCATCGTGTTCAAGCGCTTTTACGATTAAAGGTTTTACCCTTAACCATTCTTCGCGCAATCCTTCAATACGATCAAACTGCGTTTGTTGTAATGTTTCCCGCATCGTCTACGCTTATTTTATATTTAGTTCCATTTGGCGAAATAAGTACAAGCTCTGTACTATCTGTAGCATTTACTTCTATTCTTTCTCCTTTCATAAGCACCAGGCCAGTTATTTCTTCTAGTTCTTTTACTAAAGACATTACAAAATCTCTATCAATATCATTCTGATATGGTTTTGGTAGCGTTCTTCTAGCCATTAATCTATTCCATATATTTCTTTATGTAGACGTGAAACTTCTTTTTCTAGATGATTTATTTTTTCATTTTGTTTTACGTCTAAAGGCAAAACTCCGCCATTTTCCCATTCTCTTTGCCATTGAGTGTGTTCTTTAATATCTTGCTTCATAGCAGATACTTGATTTTCTAAAGTAGAAATTTGACCTGTAATAGTTACATAAGCATAGGTAAATATAGCTATTGCTGACATTAACTGAATGAGATAACTTAAATTAAACGTTAAGTTTGATTTTTCAGAAATAGCTTTATCAACCATTATCTTCTACCCCTAGCTCTTACATCTAATCTAACATTGCCTACTTTAAAATCTTGCGATGTATCTCCTGTAACTTTCATATTTACTTGTCTAGCTGAAAAGCGACAATCTTGATAACCGCTGTTATTAAAAGCAAAACTTCCAAAATCTTCTTCTGCTCCTAACGGAGTTTGTCTGCCTTTGAAACTTAGAGTAACGCCCGGAACATTAACAGACTCGCTATCAGGAATTATCTTATTAACTTGTGCAAGTCTATCTCCTTGAGCAATTTCTATAGCTCCTGTTGTTGCAAAAGGTACACTGTTACCAATATTAGGAGAAGTAATAATATTGTTAGACTCATGTTCGTAGACATTTCCATCACTATCACAAGCTATAGGATAATCCATAACTCCTTGGTCTAACCACATCGAACGATCTAGAGAACCAATACTCCAATTATTATCCATATAATTCCATATAATATATTTGTTAGGAACTTTAGAGTCTCCACTAGGGAAGAACCACCATATCTCATTGAATAATTGATTGTGTCCGCCACAACTTGTAGTTCTGTAAGTGTAGTTCATATTATCAAAAACGTAGTCGTGTACGTCAGATGGTATTCTTCTTACTTGTCCGTCATAAATATAAAAACTATTGTCTCCTAACCAAGAAACAAAATTACCAGTAGATACGACAGTCCTCATGCTAGTAGCTCTGCAATTTTTACCAGCTTCTTGAATACCATAAAGTAAAGGCGCACCAGTGTAATAAACTTTTTGCAAACCTACATCTGTAAAAACTAATATTTCAGAACCATAACGCACACCGCCAATAATGTTACCGCCAGTAGTTACGTTTAAATCTCCCGCAGTATTTGTTGAAGCTGGAGTCCATACTGTCGGTGCTTCTCTAGAACTCCATCTTATTTGTTTTTTATCAGTGCCATTACCAAAACAAAAAATGTGTCTTTCATTACTAACAAGTATGCCTTCTACTCCAGTTGGAGAATTAGATATTTGTGTGGCTAACGCAGATGGACTAGATGGTTGCCACTGATAGACTTTTCCATCTGAACCAGAACATATTATTAAATTTTCGCCAAAGTTATCAAAAGATATTGGTTTCGTATTAAATGCTAATCCACTTTGCGATCTAGCGTCTCCATAAGTTTCCATTCCATATTGATATGCTCCATAACCTAAAGGACTATTTTGTGTATCGTCAACATAACCAGTCGGCGTAATGTTGTACCAAATTTCATTATACAAAACATATATTTTTCTTCGTGTTCCTATTGCTAAAACAGGTTTTGAATTATTTGTTGTATATGCGTATGCAGATATTGGTGTTCCATCTAATGGAGTTGTTTTTAGTTTTCTCCAACCGCCTATGTTAGTCAAAAATCCATTTTCAAAACGAACTAAATCAGCATCAATCCAATTACCTTTATTTTGGTAATCAGTACCATTTGTTTTAATCCCTGGTTTTATGTCTAAAGGTAGAAACGCCATTTTATGCTGTCTCCATTTTTTTATAACTTTCTAAAAGTTCATACCAATATGGTCTTATGCTTTCCCATACAGGAAAGTCTTTTATATTCAATTCTTTTCTAACATCTTCAAAAGGTTTATCTAAATGTTCTCGCCAATCGACAGTCATAAACCACTGAGTTTTTTTTCCATTTAGATAAGCTTCTTTAATTAATCTAATAACACTTATAAAAGGCATATATTTAATTTTAAAAAGTAAACTGCCTTTAATAGCTTTTTTACCAAAAGAATTTTTGAACGCCATAAAAACACTAGCTAAAAGAATGTAAAAAAAACTGTATCTAAAACCTTTAGCGATAGTGAAAGCTAAAACAGAAACTTCTGCTAATGGAGTTGAGTCCAATTTATTAAGACAATGAATAATATCGTGTTCGTTTAATGTACCTTTCATATAAGCTATATCTTCTTTATGTTTTGTTTTAGAAATGTTTAGATTTTTTTTAAACAAATCTTCTTTGTTTTCTTTCCAAAACTTTTTTAATTCGCTTCCAAAAGTTCCTTTTTTATATCTACTTTTTAAAACTTCTTCTCTAAGATCGCCTTGTTTGTAAAATTTTTCTGCGTATGAGTGTTTTTTAAATTTCTTTTTTAACTTTACATCGCAGTTTCTATCTAATTCATCAACCATTTGCATTATTAAATTTAAGTCTGCGTTTATATGACTTCTTCCAGAAGCATAAGCTTTTAAAAATTTAATGCCTTTTACGATTTGCATATCATCACAACACGACAAACTTTGTCGCTAATATTTTTAACAAAACATTTTTCGCTAGA